CGCATCGACTGCGTCGGTCATCGCGGAGGGATCAGCCAGGATTCGGAGCTTGTCGCGGCCGAGAGTGAGGCGAACGCCAGGCGCCGTAAGCTGCGCCACGACGATGTACTCACCAGGCGCGAGCGCCGCGCTCTGCTCCGGCGTGATGGATGTCTGCCAGCCATCGCCTGCCGCGACACCAACCAGCGGAAGCTGAGACGGGCCGCGCAGCTGATAGGTCAGCTCGAAGCCGGTACAGTCCACCAGGCCGGCACGCTGCCGGTATTCGTGAAAGCCGTCATACCAGGTGGCGGAATCGCCAGCGGTCAATACTTTGAAAATGTTCATCGTTTACCAATTCTTGGCTGAGTAGCCGCTAGAGACGCGACTACGGGTTCGTGCCCTCGCTTGCGGCTTGGGCGGTGGCGGCGCAATTGCGGGAAGCACTGGCTGCATGACGGCCGGCTGTGCAGACGTCTGCACGGGGGCGGTTTGTGCAGACGTCTGCACTTGCGCCTGATCGGCCTCTGTCTGCGGCGCCAGCGCGTCATGCAACGCTATCGCCGCAGTGCCGATGTCGTCGGTGGCCGGCTCAGGTTGTTCGATGCTCGGCGCCGCGAAAATCTGCCGCTGGCGTAGATGCAGCTCGATGGCATCCCAACTGGCCGGCTTCATCAGGTGCAGCTTGAGCGACATAGCGGCGTGCAGCGCGTAGACCTCGCAGTCCAGCGCCTCGTTGCGCACGCCGGCCCGCTTCTGCCATACCTTGCGATTCTTAACGCTCTTATGCGGCGCCTTGACCTCACTGGTGATCTGCTCCCAATAGTCCGGTCGTACCGTCTTGTAGAAGTGGATGCGACCAGGGCCTTTGCCTTCCAGGCGCAGGCGGCCATCGATCATCAAGTCCTTGGCCCGCTGCGTGCCGACGATGTACGGCGTTACGCCCGACGGGTGCGGCTTGTGCTTCTTGTTCATGTCGACCGAGGGCGCGCGCTTCGAGAAAATTTCCTTCGACGCGCCCGACTGCTCCGACGCGCCCTTGATCGCCATGTAGCTGCGATGCTGCCGCTTCCGCACATAGGCGTAGACGGCATCTGTGGTCGTACCGTCCGACGAGTCGACGGACACAGCGCGCAGCGTCATCTTGTTGCCGCTGGCGTGGACGAAATCGGACTCCAGCAGCATGTCCAGGTCGAGCCAGGCGCCGGCGTTCTCGATCAGCGTCTGGCCGTGAATCTCGCCCCAATACACCAGCCACGATTCCATACCACGGCCCCAGGCGCGTACCACGATAGCGAGTCGGTCGTGTTGAACGTCGACGCCTGCGGTCAGCACCATGCCACCCCACGGGATGGTTTTTTCCTCGTAGTCCTCGGCACGCTCGGATAGCGTGTCGGCCCTCGGCAGGTCGCTCTTGAACTCGTACGGCAGCCCTTCGCTGTTGTTGCGGAAGGAACGCATTTTCGTGTCGTCACCTTGGCCGAGGGCGTGCATCGCGGCGAGGTATTTTTCCAGCAGCAGCTGCAACCGGCTGCCGGGAAACGGCGAGTACAGCTCATTGATATAGAAGCCGGCAGTGCCGTAAAACGGAGCCGTGGCGACCGGATACAGCTTCTGCACGTTGCGTCGCTTCTGCGCGTCATCCCACAGCGCGCCGCAATGCGGACAAGCATATTGGGCCGTCTCTGGCCGGACATGCCCGAACACTTCATGGTTGAATTCCGGGTCTTCCAGATACTTGACGTTCTCCCACGCCAGCACATGGCTTTCGCCGCACTCATGGCACGGGACCATGAACACGCGGCGGTCGCTGGCCTGATAGGCAGCGTAGATACGCGAGATGCCCGTAATCGTCGGCGTGCCGCCGAAGATCACCTTGCTGCGTTCGTAGCTCTTAACCCGCTCCTCCAGCAGCGTGATCGTATCGCCCTGGTCGCGCACGTTGTCGTTACAGTCGTCCGGTTCTTCGATCATGACGACCGGCGATGGAGTCGATTTCACGGAGCTTGGCGAGTTCGAGCCGACCAGCTTGAGGAAGCCACCGGGGAACGTCTTATGGTCCCAAGTGTTGTCCTTGTCCTTCCGCTTGCCGAAGGGCAGCTTGGCCGCGACACGCGGCGAGACTTCAACCATCGGCAGGAATTTCTCCTGGTTGAATTCCTTGGCCGCTTTCTCCTTCGAGAACATGACGATCATCGGCGTCGGATCTACATCGATTTTCTTGCCGATGTAGTTGAGCAGCACGCCATCGGTCCACGCGATCTGCGCTGACTTCATCCCAACCAATTTCCTGACGGTCGGGTCGTCCAGCGCCTCGTGCATGTACTTGATCCACGGCGTCAGGTCTGGATCGTAGCGGCCGGGCAGCGCCGACGCTTTCGCGGACAGCCGACGGTGCTGCCGTGCCCAATCAGTTAGCCCGATTTTCTCCGGTGGCGCTATCGACGTGGCCAGGCGAGACAACAGCTGGCGTATCCCCAGGGTCGTATCGAGCGAGGTGAGAGAGTGCTGCATAGGTATGGTCATTCAGGATATGCACATCGATCTTGATGCCGTACTCGGCTTCAAGCGTGGCCTTGAGTTTGTCATCGCGGTTCAGCAGCTCCGACTTGAATGCGCCCACCATCTGCATCAGCTCCGGTTCGAGCTGCGCCACGTTTATCAGCGAGCCCTTCTTTTCCGCCAGGTTGAAAATTTTCAGCTCGCGGTCGACGCGCTCGGACAGCACGCGCTCGCGCACCAAGTCGAGACCCCCTTCGCTTTGATGGCCGGCGGCTTGCGCGCGCAGCTTGCGCAAATACGCGACGCGCACGTCGGCCAGCGTCGACTGCTTCCAATCGATGTCGAGCTGGCGCAAAAACTTGCTGACCTCAGCTTGGGAAAGATCGAGGTGGTCAGCTATTTCTTGCTGTGTGGTTGGCATTTATAGCCCCCTAGAGAATTTCGAAACTAGCGAATTTTCGGGGTCGTGGCACCCGCGTTTTACCGAGACGAGTAAGGACCCGGAGATTTTCAACGGGACAGATACTTGACCTCATGCAGTAACCTTTCGCGGAACTTCGCGCCCATGAACTCGATCATCGTTCGCTGCACTGCTGCGGTTGCGTACACACCGCCGACACTTGGGCCGTAGAGCTTGCGCGCTGGGAAGCTGTGCCAGCCGCCGCGACTGCCGCGCTTGTATTCTTTCTGCCGGCGCAGAACGATCTTGCCTGCGGTCTTGTCCTCGATGAACACACCGGCCTTGCCGTTGAGGCGCTGTGCGATGAACGCGCCCTTAATCAACCTGGCCGAGCCGCGCACACGCACTGTCACACCAGCTTTGCTCTCGCGCGGGCTGAACTCCATCAGGCTCTTGGTCTTGCGGCGTATCTTGAGCGTCGTCACTAGGTTGCCCGTCGATGCTTTCTGCTGTTGCATCGCGGCCTTGATCTCGCTGGCTTTGAAGTTATAGCCTTCGGCGCGCAGATCGCGCGACGACTGTGTCATCGCCATTGATACGGTGCGGTTGAGCGCACGCGGTATCGCTTTCTCAAGCGTGCCCTGCTTCTTGCGGGCGATGTCGGAGATGATGCGATCCATACTGCCGCTTACGTTGACGGGTATGGCCATGCAAATCTCCAGACGAAAAAAAACCCCGCATTCGCGAGGTTAGGTTTTGTAGGGACGTGACTTGCCCCGAGGCGGATTCTAAACAAAGAAACCGCGCGTGGCAATATTTTTTCTGAGAAGCACCTCAAGAGCAGTCTCTGCCTCCGTTAATACGTCGGCGAATACAAGAGACGGAAAGCGCCATACCGTAGCGATGTTGCAGCGACGACGAATGGCCCAATCCAAGTATCGCGGCAGGCCGCGCATCATCGCCTCGACGGCTTCCGCGACCTGCGTGTCCATGCTGCTGTAGAGCGCTTCGCTATCAATTTCTTCGTCCTCGGTGTAGTCACTTTCAAGCATGGTGCTCTTACCGCGCCAACCAAGGCGCGAATCGTCGCGGCGCTGCCAGCGCACCCACACGCCCAGACAGTAATCCAGTGCGCTTACCTCCTCCCGACGTGCGCCAGGGATAACGCGAGGCCCGACAGGCGCCGCGTGAACATCTTTTGTCCGGCGCGTATCCTCAACATACACCTTGCCATCAACCTCAATTCTCATCACCGATTCCATCGTATTACCTCAGTCCCAACGCTTTTTCTGCTGCTTCAACTTGCGCAATGCCGACCGGCTCACCACGCTCTCGCTTTTCCAAAATCACTCTTGCCCATAGCTTTCCGTCAACCGTAGGGTCTAGCGTCTGCCCCACGCTCTTGACCTTCAAACTTGCCAACAGCTCACGGGCTTTTGCCGACGCCATCAACGTCTTGCCCGGCGCCGGCAACGCCACGGCCTGCGGCGGTATCGGCTCGATGTTCGACTTGCCCAGCTCATGCGCTAGTGCCGCTTCCCAGCGCTGGCGCAGCACCGCATACGGCAGATGCTCAAAGTCGTAGCTGCCGATTTTTCGCCAAGCCCAGAAGATCGCCGGGCTAGTCCAGGATTCTTCATCGCCACGGCCTCGCCGCTGGCCTTGCTCCAATGCCTCATGAAAGGCAACCACAGGATCAACTGGCGGGCGACACAACAGCATGAATTCGCCCAACGTTGGCGGCCACTTCTGCTTATCCAGCGCTTGCACGCCGCGCTCCAAATCGTCACGGGTGAGTACACCCAACTTCTGCGCCCAATACTGCTTGAGGCCGGCCGAATCAACACCGCTCCACATATCCGCGAACTTGGAACCGTAGGCGAAGGCCATTTTGTTGAATAACGCATTTACCCATCTTTCCGGCAATCTGCCGTCAGGCCAGCTGGGGGACGATGTCGATAATGTCTGGGTGGTCATAGGTCACACTTCCTGTCAATGCGGTGATGGTGTCGCGGCGAATTTGGTCTTTGGACGTGCCGAAATGAGCCGACGATGCGCGTGATGGCGGCACAGCGCCCTGAACACTCAACGCTTCGGCCTCACCGCGCCAACGCTTCAAAATCCCAACCACGTAGCCGAGGCTGATCGACTGGCCGGCCTTGCTGCGCTTGGCTTCGGCACAAGCGGCGTCCAGCACGTCAAGCGTCAGACCTTGGGCCGACAGCGCATGCAAATTCGGGTTTGCTGGCTGGCAGTCGATCCCATGGGTTCGGAAAGCGATGCTCAACTGGACCGGGGTTGCCCCGCCCGCGCGGTCTTCGCTCAGTGTTGGCTGTGCTGGGGGGTTGTTCTGGTTTTGATTTTGGTTTTGATTTTGGTTTTGATTTTGATTTTGGTTTTGGTTGGCACCTTCGCGCAAGCTGCCCGCATCCTGCGCGCAGCCTTCGGGCAGAATTCCCGAATCTCTTGCGCTGCTATCGCGCAGAAAATCCAGTTCCTCTTGCTGCCTGCGCGCGGCTGCCTCGTTATCTTCTTGGAGTTTGCGCGCCGCTGCCTCGGCTTCTGCTTGCTTCCTGCGCGCTTCCTTCTCAGCCTTCGCTTTGCCGCCTGCGCTACTCTTTTCTTGATGCTCGTGGAACTCGCTAATACGCAGCGCGCACTCTGCGTTGAACCAGCCCTCATCTGTCCGCTCAAAAAAATCAGCCAGCACTTGCTCTACCGCCTCGACCTCTTCGGGCGTTTGGACAAGCAGGCGGCGATTAAGCACCTTCGGATCGAGCGGCAGCGGCTTTTCAGTCTCGTAGTACATATCCCGCATGTCGCGGTATATGCCGCGCTCAAGACGCGAGCATGGCCGTGTAGCGCTGTTGAAGTCAGCGATGTAATGCGGGTAGTAGATCATGGGTTGATTCGGTATGGTTGCAATCGGCCCGACAGATACGCCAAGGCCATTGTTGTTATCGTTATGCTGCGACTACCTGCCTCACGCCTTGGGCGCATATGCAACGCGCTGGTTCGCCATCAGCGACGGTATCGCTAAGTGATCGAGCGAGCCGGCGCGATCAACACGCGGCGGAAAGTGACGGGAGATATTAAGGTTGCGTGCTGGTGGAATGTATTTAGGACCCGCAATCGCGCCGGTTGGCTCGCTACGCTCCTCAACCTTCTGGCCGAGGTAGCGCCGACCACTATCCGTCACACGGCAGGATTCAGCGTCGATTAACACCAACTTGGCCCGCTGCAAGTGACCAACAACATCGGCCAAGAAAAGGCGCTTCGGACCACGCCAGTCCAGCAAGCGCAACCAGGCATCGACCGTCATGAAGCCGCCAACATTACTCAAGGCATTCAGCGCGCTATAGGCGGCGCTACCACGGCGTGGCAAGTCGAAG